CATTGTCCTGTTCTAGACTGTCTGCACAATGGCAAGGTTAGTTAAGAAACATATGCACCACGTGATGGTGCTGGCCGAGCCAAGGAACCCGGAATACAAAGCTTTCTTTACCACGTACATTGCGCCGAAAGTTAGCATGGCAAAACGTTGGTTTAGTGAGGACTACCCTACCCTAAAGATTCGTAAGATTGCATCCATGGGTATGAAAGAATATGAGATAGAAGCGAGTAAATACTATGCCCTATACGAAGAGTCCTAGACCGTACAAGCATGAGTACGAGATGGAAAAGAAACGCAAGGAACATCCTGATCGGATGGAACGCCAACGCGCTCGCCGCGCAGTAGACAAAACAGGTGCTGACAATAACGGTAATGGCAAGGCAGACAAGCGCGAAGGTAAAGATGTTGCCCACGTGAAGGCGTTGTCCAAAGGCGGCACTAACAAAAACGGTGTACGTATAGAGACCGCAGCAAAGAATAGATCGTTTAAGCGCAGTTCGTCCGGTGCCTTGGTGTCGGAAACAAGTAAACGCGAGAAGAAAAAATAAAGCTATGGGGGGAGAGTGGATGGCGCTGGCAGGAGACTTTGGTCAGTTCACTCCACGCTGGAAGCTCTTCCCCCGCCAAGAAGTTTGAAGATTGCTGGACGTGAAAACGTAAAGCGGACTAACCCAGAACCGGAAAGCCGTAGATTCTAGAACCTCTACGGTAGGCAAGATGGGGAAACGCAGTCTTCAAACTTGTTGGGAAAGCGGATGCTGGCTTCGCATATCGCGTGGCGCTATTCGCACAAGCGTGTAGCAAACAGACGCAGCGAGTACCAACAACTTTTTGGTTGGAATGAAAACTTCATTCCAGCCTGTTAGCCCTTGGAGAATCAATTGCAAATAATAGACGATAGAGCTTTATTGCTAAAAGTTCGTGAGCCGAAGCGCATCACAGAAGTAATACCGAAGAGCAAGATGTTGGATAGCGGCGAGGTGTTGGTCAAGTGGGGGTTGGAGGAAGCACAGGTACTGAAGAATCTGCGCATCAAGAACGTACCATCTCCGATCATCGCCCACTACGATTGGCCGGGACTGCACAAACCGTTTGCCCATCAGAAGGATACCGCTGCGTTTTTGACCTTACACCGACGAGCGTTTTGCTTTAACGAGCAGGGCACCGGGAAGACAGGCAGCGTGATTTGGGCGGCTGACTACCTGATGAAGTTGGGGATCATCAAGCGAGTTCTTATCCTGTGTCCCTTGTCGATCATGCAGTCGGCGTGGCAGAACGATCTATTCAAGTTTGCACTGCACCGCACCTGCGCTATTGCCCACAGCTATTCCAAAGACAAGCGCGTTGAGGCAATTGAAAGTGATGCGGAGTTTGTGGTCTGCAACTATGACGGGTTAGGGATTATCCAAGACGCTGTGAAAGAAGCTGAGTTTGATCTGATCGTAATCGATGAAGCTAACGCCTATAAATCTGTTTCCACAAAGCGTTGGAAAATCCTTAACTCGGTGATAAAGCCTAGCACTTGGGTATGGATGTTGACTGGTACTCCGGCATCGCAATCACCCACTGACGCATACGGTTTGGCGCGCATTATTAACCCAACCTTGGTACCAAAATTCTTTGGGTCGTTCCGCGATCTGGTCATGCAGAAAATAACCACCTTCAAGTGGGTGCCCAGACCTCGTTCAGAAGACGTGGTGCATCAGGTGTTGCAACCTGCGATACGCTTTACAAAAGAAGAATGCCTTGACCTACCTGAACTGACGTACACCACAAGGCAAGTACCGCTTACCCCGCAACAGATGAAGTACTACGAGCACCTACGCAAACATATGGTAGCGGTTGCCGCAGGGGAAGAAATCACCACGGTCAATGCAGCCGCTAGTCTAAACAAGTTGTTGCAACTCTCATGTGGCGCGGTCTATTCGGATAGTGGAGAGACGATTGCGTTTGATGCATCCAACCGCATCGAAGCGTTGAAGGAAGTTATTGACGAGGCAAGCCACAAGGTGATTGTGTTTGTACCTTACCGCCATAGCATCCAGATCATTAACGAGGAACTGACGAGGAGTGGGTACAACTGCGAGATTATTAATGGTTCCGTATCAGCAAGAAAGCGCACGGAAATATTTAACAAATTCCAAACAGAAGAGAATCCCAAAGTATTAATTATTCAACCACAAGCAGCATCGCATGGTGTTACGTTGACCGCTGCTAACGTTGTTGTGTATTGGTCTCCGGTGATGTCCGTAGAAACTTATCTACAGTGCAATGCCCGTCCGCATCGCGCAGGACAACGTAACCCGGTAACGATAGTACACATACAAGGATCACCTGTAGAGAAACGTATGTACGCAATGCTAGAAGCAAAAATAGATATTCATTCGCGTGTTGTGGATCTCTATAAAAATTTGTTGGAACCAGAATAAAAAACCTTGACAGTGTAAAACTTTAATTCTATTCTGTGGTTGTACTGCCCTTGGAGAAAATAAAAATGGAAGAAGCTAAAGCAATTCCAACTGATAAGTTGGTGAAGACGTATGTCAAAATACGTGATGCTCGCAAAGAGTTGGCTGACAAGTACGAACAAGAAGATACTAGACTTAAGGAAGCACTTGAGTCTATTGAGAATGAACTTCTTGAAGCTTGTAAGTTAATCGGTGCAGACAGTATCCGTACCGCCTACGGTACCTTGACGCGTTCAGTAAAGAAACGTTACTGGACAAACGATTGGTATTCGTTCCACGAGTTCGTAAAAAAGCATGAAGCACACGGAGCTATGAATTTATTGGAGAAGCGCATTGCGCAAACCAATATGGCTTCGTTTCTTGAGGATAACCCTGACCTGCACCCACCGGGGTTAAATGTTGACAGCCGTTATGCGGTTGTCGTTCGTCGTAAATAAGGAGAAGTAAATGAGTGATCTTGCCCTGTTGAACAAGAACCTTCCAGCACACCTGAAGGCCATCGAACTTGATGCCACAACTAAAGCCCTGATGGGTGGCGGTGGTGGGGATAACAAACGTATCTCTATTGAGGGCGGCGTTTGGAAGATGATGGTCAATGGTAAAGAAGTAGCCAAGAATGAAGACCGTACAATGAACGTTGTGATCGTTGCTGCTGCACCAAAGAAGTCGCGTACGTTCTACGCTGCTGCTTATAAGAAAGGTGTAGTTGCCTCACCTGATTGTTGGTCTGCTGATAGCGAATTGCCTGACGCTAAGGCAAAGAACCCACAGTCCAAAAAGTGCGCTGACTGCCCACAGAATATCAAAGGCTCTGGTCAGGGTGACTCCCGTGCTTGCCGCTTCTCGCAGCGTCTGGCTGTGGTATTGGAAAACGACATCGCTGGAGATGTATATCAGTTGACGCTCCCTGCTACTTCTATCTGGAGTGAAGGCACCAACGGCAAGTGGGCACTGACCACTTACGCCAAGATGGTTGCAAGCAAGGGCATTCCAATTTCTTCTATCGTTACTGAAATGCGTTTCGATACTGATAGCGCCACACCGAAGATTACTTTCAAGGCTGTGCGGTACCTTGAAACGGACGAGTTTGAAACTGCTATGGAGCAGGGTAAAACTGATGCGGCAACCCGTGCTATCACCATGACTGTTGCCCAAGCGGACGGTGTGAAGGAAGACGCTGAAGAGTTTGAAACCGTTGCAGTTGAAGAAGCTGCGCCAGCACCCGTAGCTGTTGAGCCTGTGAAACGCGCAAGCAAAAAAGAAGAAGCACCTGCGCCCAAGAAAGACGTAAGCGCGATCTTGGAAGAGTGGGACAATGAGTAATGGTTACTCATTCCGATTCGCTAGGGCTGTTAATTCTGCGGACACATCCAAGCTGGGTGTAGTGCTTGGAAACCTTTGCATAGAAAAAGATATCCCTGCGTCAGATGTGGCGCAGTACTTTGGTGTGACCCGTGCAACTATTTACAATTGGTTCAAGGGCACTACCAACGTACCGTTGTCGCATCAGGAAGCAGTAGCAAAGGTCGTTGCTCAGATGTTGGGCAAGTCCTAGTACAGGTTAAGGAGGCTAGGGAGCGCACCCGAAGAGGGTAGTTTGCCGTCACTATCCCTGCCTACCTTATTTTAAAAAGACGGTGAATCACGAGGCGGCTATGCTATCGAGGACAGACTTTTTGTCTCTAGTCTTACCACCCACAGGTAATTACTGTGTGATGGGGCTAAAGGGTAAAGACAAACCACCAAAACAAATATTCGTATCCTCAGTAGAAGAAATCAACGATTACGCAGATGCCTTTGTACACAGGGGATATGATGCCTATTTTGCGTTGGCTTCTTTTACTGATGATTCAGGGCGCACTAACGCCAATGCAGAACAACTAAATTGTTTCTTTATCGATCTGGACTGCGGTCTGGGCAAGCCATATGCCGATCAGAGTGCGGGTCTTGTTGCGCTAAAAGAATTCATTAAGAAGACCGGGTTACCAAAACCTACAGTCATCGTAAACTCTGGGCGTGGCGTACACGCATACTGGGTGGTTGAGCAGCCGTTGCCAAAGGCTGAATGGAAAGTACTGGCTGAAGGCTTCAAGGCGCTCTGCACTGCACAGAATTTACAGGCTGACCCAGCAGTTACCGCAGACGTTGCGCGTATCCTGCGTATACCGGACACACTGAACTTCAAGGATATTGATAACCCGCAGCCGGTTAAGATACTACTGCACGGCTCTCGCGTTAGCGTGGATGCAATACGTGAAAAGTTAGTTTCAGATGAACTCCAGATTGCGGGCGAGCCGCCGTTCAAGCGCACGATTGACCCAACTACGTTGGCGTTACTGGGCAACTATCAGTCGCGGTTTAAGACCATCCTGATTAAATCAATACAGGGTGAGGGCTGCGCGCAGATCAAATACATTTACGAGAATCAGGAAGAAGTTGAAGAGCCGCTGTGGCGAGCCGGATTGTCTATTGCGCAGCAGTGCGTAGACGGCGAGAAGGGTATCCATGTCCTGTCCAACAAGCATCCCGGCTATGATAAGGCAACAACTATTCGTAAGGCCGCGCAGACCAAGGGACCCTACACATGCGAGACGTTCAAGAAGCTGGCACCCAAGGCATGTGGAGATTGCAAGCTTAAGATTACATCACCCATTCAGATTGGGCGGGAGATTATTGAACCCGATAATTCACCCAAGATAGTTGAGGCGCTTGAGCCGATTACTGAAGAGATCAGGACGTATCAAATCCCGGCGTATCCGTTTCCGTTCTTTCGAGGGCACGTTGGGGGCATTTTCCGCAAGGCAAATAAGGACGAAGAGAACGACAAGGACGAACTTCTTTTCCCATATGACTTCTATGTAGTGAAGCGGTTGTATGATCCAGAGGACGGTGAATGCGTGATGATGCGTTTGCACCTGCCCAAGGACGGTGTGCGTGAGTTCATCATGCCGCTGAGAGACGTTATATCTAAGGAAAAGTTTACTGGCAAAATTGCAGAGTACGGCGTTGCCGTGCTAGGAAAAAAACAGGAGAAACTTATGCACTACACAACACGATGGGTAGAAGAACTGCAAGCTATAGGCAAGGCTGAGGTTGCACGTAAACAGTTTGGCTGGTTGTCAGACGATAGCGCGTTTATCCTTGGTGACAAGGAGATTAGGCATGACTCGGTGGAGTACAGCCCACCTTCCTCCGTTACGTTGCCTCTAGTACCCGCCTTCGGTGCGCGAGGTGACTTCCATGATTGGAAGGGCATCATCAATCACTACGCTACACCCGGTCTTGAGATGCGAGCGTTTGCGTTCTTTATGGGGTTTGGCGGTCCTCTATTGAAGTTTATAGGTGGCGGATTTCTGAATGGTTTTCTGTTGAACCTAATTAGTCCGAACGGCGGCACAGGTAAATCTACACTGCTACATGCCATCAACAGCATCTACGGCAACCCGCAAGCCCTGATGATGACGTACAAGGACACGCACAACTTCAGGCTGCATCGGTTTGGCGTATTGCAAAACGTTACGGCTACCATCGACGAGCTTACCAATATGAAGGCAGACATGATGTCTGACGTGGTGTACGACATTACCTCCGGTGTGGGCAAAGGCAGGATGTCTGGCAAAGCGAATGTGGAGCGCATCAATAACACTACGTGGAAACTCCCTGCGGTGTCTTCGTCGAACAAGGCTATCCGTGACATCCTCCTGACCGTCAAAGGATTCCCTGAACCGGAATTGCTACGCATACTGGAGGCCGATCTGGTTAATGATCTGAGCATGGATGCTATCCAAGCCAAGCGTCACTTCGGTAAACTGAGCAGCCACTACGGCCACGCAATCACGCCTTACCTGCAATACACCATGACGCACCTGCCAGAGGTAATGGAGAGCATGGAGAAGTTGATGGAGCGCATTGACCGCGCAGCCAACATCACAGGTAACGAGAGGTATTGGTCAGCGGCGCTGGCTGCAAGTATTGGTGGGGGTATTATCTCCAAGAAGCTGGGGCTGCACGACATCCCGACTGCGCCTGTGTTTGACTTTGCTATTGAATTGGTCAAGGAGAACCGCCGCAAGAATAAGGACTCGCTGTTTAGCGCAGATGACTTTATCGGTACGTTCTGCCAGCAGCACCGGGAGGGAATGCTCATCGTCAACGCCAATAAAGATAAGCGCACAGGGATTGAAATGGGTGCAATACGCGAACCACGTGGTGCCTTGATTATGCGTTACGAGCCAGACTCCGGTTTGTTGTTTATCTCAACGCGATTCTTCCGGGAATACTGCACCAAGCTGCACATGAACTTTGAGGCAGTACTGGAGCCGTACAAGAAGAACAAGTCGTTCCTTGACCAGCGACGCAAACGGATGTTTGCCGGTACATCTGCGGACGTTGCCCTAAATGTAATGTGTTTATGTTTTGATACTAACCGACTGGAGAGTTTTGTTGAGAACAAAGAGGCACTGCTAAATGCTCCTCCTTTCGAATCTCTCGATCCATATTGAATGGGAAAAGTTCAAGCCGGGTACTTCGTTTTTTATCCCGTGCTTGAACCGTAAGGAGGTTGAAGAATACGTGCGGAAAGAAGCGGGACGTCTACGAATCCCAGTCGTATGTAAAGCTGTTGTGGAAAGAAAAAAGTACGGCTTGCGGGTCTGGAGAACGGCGTGATATATTCGCGCCGTAACTCCCTCGCTTCTCCAAGGCAACGAGGCTTTTCCCCCCGCCCAGTGCGGGGGTTTTTTACATCCCCGCCAGCCCTCGCAGCTTCGGTAAATTGTACGCCAGAAGCAATTCCTTCTCCCGCTGCAAAAGCTCATCCGTCTTTTCGCGTTTCAAGTCCGGCGGCATCTGCGGATCGTTTGCAATGATGCCTCGGTATTTGCGTAGTGCGGACAGTTGCTGCTCGGCGTTATGAACAACACCTTTCATGGCATACAGTTTCAGCTTGTCTTCAGTCATATACTTGCGCAACTCTTCTATCCGGCCTTCGCGCTTGAACATATTGACAGTATCTACCACCTGATCGACAGACTCACGGAAGTCATAAAACTCTGATTTGTACCCACGGCCTGTGGTGTCATACATAAACGTACTTAGCTGCGGCAGTTTAGATACGGGCTTACCCATACGATTAGGGTTTGCTACCGCATCTGTTGCATCCAGTACAAAGGCACCCAA